CCAGAACCAGTTCCGATAGCTGATGTAACCTGCTGTAGTCCAACAGGTCCAATACCATTTTGTCCAGGACCACCATCGTATCCAGATGCACCAGCACCACCGCCGCCACCAGCACCAATAACAAGCTGAGATCCTCTATACAAAGCAGTAGTACCCCCGCCGCCGCCACCTGAAGCGCCAGGACCGCCTGCGGCGGATGCTGGTGGTGGGGGAATATGTCCTTGTCCACCTTTTTTACCACTACCAGATCCAGCACCAGAACCGCCACTACCACCACTATTGCCACCAGTGCCGCCTGCATATCCTATTTTTACAGACCAAACATTTTGAGTAAATGTAGCACGTGCGCTAGCTTTTAGTTCTCCATACACTCTTGTTCCAGGGTGTCCATTGTAATTACCATAGGATACACCACCACCTTTTCCTCCATGAACCCAGAATGCAACAAAGGTAGGATTACTAATACCTTGTAAACTAAATGTTCCGTCACTAGTTAGTTCGGTGTCAACTGTACCACTTTGTCCTGTGACTTCTCTATTAACTCCGTTGGTTCCTGCACCATAAACTGTTCCCTGATCAACAGCAGCACGTCCGAGTACACCACCAATTCCTCCAGTGCCAGGATTATTTGGATAATCTACCTTTGGATAACCATTTGATGCTGATCCATTACCACCATCGGAACCATCCAATCCGTCATACTTACCAGCACTCTTTGAACCAAGTTTCTGTGTACCACCTTTACTGCCACCATTTCCACCTGATTGACCACTTGCTGCTCCGCCGCCGCCTCCACCTTTTCCAACTAGGTGAATAACCGATCCATCACCAACTTTAATAGAAGTGTCTCCACCAGAGTTTCCAGCCGTGTCACCATTAGCACCAGATCCACCACCTCCAATGGCAATAAATTGGAATGATTCAGGATTACCAGTAACTGTACTGAAATCTACTGTATAGTTACCAGGGTTAGTGAATTCCCATTCATTTGTATAGTCAATAATAGGTGTTCCACCTGTAGTAATATCTCTACCGCCAATTACGGAGTTACCTTGAGTTCTATAGAATTCTGGGTTAGGAATAAATGTTTGGAAGTCCCAACTACCTGCTCCTTGAGCACCTGATGCCATGTATTTTTGATCTGCTGGAGCGTCTAATGGATTTTTTATAGATCCATTACCACTAGCACCACCAAATGCATCCCATACATCATATGTTGCAACTGTATTGTCATCATTTGGTCTTCTTAGCAACGCATGTTTATGCGTAAATACCTGACCTGAAGTTGGGAACCATCTAGTTACTCTACCAGATCCTTCCTTGTAGTTAGCCAAATATCTGTCTCCACTTCCCTCAGCAATATACTGGTTATCTCCAGGTATAGAATGAAATACTGCATGACTATGCTGGAAGACTCCTGTGAGTTTTGTCTCTCTCATTGAGACAGTTACATCTTGACTACCAATAATAGTACAACCAGTAGTCTCAACTACTTGATCATATCCAGCAGTAGAAATTCTACCCAATGAAAAATACTCATCCTGGGATTCTTTAGCAAAATACCATTGACCACCTGTAATACCAACACCAAGAGAAGAATTACCTACGTTAGGAGAGTTGTTACCAAATACTGGGTTATTTCCTACAATTTTTCTGGTTTTAGTATCAGGTACTGCAAATGTTCCAAGGTTAGTAATACCCCACCAATCAAGAACATTTGCTGTAGTTATTCCAGAGAGACCACCAGTAGCAGGATCAATTCTAACTACTGCTGTAGCACCAGATCCACCACCACCTGTGATAGTAACCGAGGGAGGATTATTAGGATCATATCCGCTACCAGCTATGATAGTATCAATTTTAATTAATTTACCAGTGTTATCAATTTCTGCATATGCAGTTGCTTGAGTATTAGTACCAGCACCACTGGGAGCATCAATCGTAACTACAGGATTAGATGTGTATCCACTTCCAGGATTTGTAATATCAATGCCTTGACTTGCCCTACCACCATACTTATTTCCAATGACAGAAAATAACATTGGATAGTCAGAAATCTCGTGTATAGATCCATCGCAATACAAATATCCTTCATGAGTGTATGCTGGATCATCACCATTTACGTATGCGTTACCAGTCTTCTCACTCAAATTACCATAGTTTATGTCACCAGATTTCACGTAACTGTGATCAAAACTATTGTCAGTGCTCTTTAAATTAGGTACAATAGATCCGATTGGTGTAGTATCCACCAACATGTCGGTCAGGAATCCCTGTCTAGCATTTCTATAACTTTGTGCCATTACTATTAAATCTTAATTAAGTATTCCATAACAATAAATGGTGCAGTAGCAGAATCAATAGAAACTGAAGCGTCTGCTCCAATGTCCATTCTGGTGGTTAAATTTTCAGGTGGAACATTGATTGCATTTGTCTTTACTTTATAGTTATGTTCACCTCTCTCTAAATCAATACGGTGATTGTGTCTAGTTGGGTCTGTACCTGCAGAAATTGCTAAATCAGCGGTATCAGTTGTTTCGTTTACAACATCAGTAATTGCTCTACCTTCTTTATGTTCTTGGTTTGATTGCATAGGAACTACATCATGTAAACTCACATTATTAAAATCTGTAGGAACTCCAGGATAACCCTGTTCATATGTAATTGGAACATCATTGTCCCAATTTTCTATTGGCCATATTGGATTAGATGTACAAACTCCAGCAACTTCTACTGCGTTTCCATATCTAGCAACATCAGTCCCATTTGGAGATCCTTCTAATTCTCCACCATCAAGAGTATATTCTTCATTACTCAAGCAACCATAAGTGTATGATTGTTGTCCATATCCAAAGATACAATAACCATAATAGAAAGTCTCTTCCACACCAATAACGAAGTTCTGAGTTGTAAGTGCGATGGATTTCCACTTATCAATTGCTTTACAAGGTGCTTGAGCACTTCCTGGTGGTGCAGAACTATCATTATTATACCTAGTAGCGTCTAACCAATCTTGAATTGGTATTGTTGAAGCATTCTTACGACCTGTGCGACCACCATTAGGATTTGGTTCAGTAGATGATGTTTCGTTGGTCTGAAAATTTCTTGCTCTTACTGCACTATGCAAATGCATGTGACCATGTATCATATTTTCTTCAACACCTTCAATATCAGTGTAATGGGTGTCACCAGCATATTCCCATGATGGTCTACCTCTTAAAGCAATTTCTTGACTAGGAACTGTAATTTGACCAGAATAGGTAATATTTACGCTATCACCAATTGCAGATGTTGCTTCAATACCAATACCAGATCTACTTACTGTATTACCCAATGCATTGGGTAATCTGATGTTATTGTATGATCCAGCGTTAGCACCAGATGTCGGTTCTGGATATTTTGATCCCAAATCAGGAACCATAAACTGATCATCAGATAAATTATCAAATTCTGTACCATCAGGATTTCTCCTAAGATACTTACAATTACTACCCGTTCCTAAGATTGCTGCTAAAGCAGGATAATCAGCAGCAAAGTATTTTGCACCATCACATTTAAGATATCCTGCAGGCAACTTTGCTCTGTTTACTGCACTACTTGGATCACCACTATACTCCGTCGGCCAAATAATAACTTGACCTGACAGATTACCATACTTAGATCTTTCTTTGGCGTAAAATGCTGGCATCAGTATGCTTTGATTATGAACGTCATTGTTACGTTAGGTTGTGTAGTATCAACCGTAATATTTAGTGCATCTTCTAGACTATCTGCCGTTAAAGCAGATCCATCTGCATCATTTGCAGTATGTGAGGGAGGACTTGCAATAGACCCAATACCCTGAGAAATTTCAAAACTTCCGTGATTATGAGCTCTAAAAACTTGCTCTTTAGGATCTTTTGATGTATCAATAACGTTCATTGTAGTTGGCCACGTATTATTTTTAAATGCCAAGTCAATTGTTCCGCTATTTTTTACCTGAACATTCAGTGTAAGTTCATAAATTGGTGCAGCTTCTGTTCCTTTATTCTCAACTGCTTGTACGTATGTACCTTCTTCAAAGTAATGATACCTATTGTCTGCATTGACTGGTACAACAACCATCAATGGAGTGATTTTATCATATTGATACCACGTTTCTGTACCTGCTGTGTATAATCTACTAATATTAGTATTAGCTGGTAACGTAAATTTATTACTTTGTGCAGCAATTGTAACTCCAGATACAGTAAACACTGGAGAGGTTTCTGGATCATCTTCTAATCCATCACTTCTAATAGGCGCTCCTGTATCATAACCAAGGAAGTTT